CCTCATAGCCATTATGCTTAAATGTGGATTCTCCAAGAATGTTTTTAGATGTTTCGGTATCCGGGTTGAGTTCGATGTTGTACTCTTCCAGATCTTTTCCAAGACGTTCATACTTCGGTGTCAGTCCTCCGCAGAGGGAGCCTGCGTCGATATAATGAGCCATATATTTACGGTCAATTTTTCCTGTAACTGGCATAGAAATGTCCTTTCTGCCTATAACTTTAAAAGGCTGTGTAGGTTAGCGACTATCTCCAATTGATAGCCGGTTGTTACTTGTTATATTGCTTCGTAAGTATTTTCGTAGCGCACCGACAATGGTAACAACCAGTCCTGTACGCCGCTCTCCTGCGGTTCTAAACCATAGGAGTTGTCACGTGTGATACGTTTTATCACTCGCCCCTGTGAAAGCTCTGGAAACACATTTAAACGCGTCTCAGAGCCATTTATAATAACTGGTTCCCGGCATATCCATTTACCGAGATTGTCAAGGAACTTCTGAACAGATAGTTTCTGCCTTTCTTTGTCAGATGCTGTACGATATACCACGTAAAATGGATACTGGCATACCTGATGCATCGTTCCGCAAACGTCTTCTTTCTCTGAATAGATCAACGCCCCGTTGTCTGCCGAGAACGCAATTCCTGATTCCTTGCTAAGCTCCTCAAATTTGATTGTTTCATTTTCATACAGTCCCGGATACTGGTTTAGAAGTGCTTTCATGGCATCTGTCAGAATCTCATATCCAGTTGCATCTTTTCCGATAGGTTTATCCGCCATGTCTGCCACCTCCTGCCTGTGCTTTTACTTTACGAATCCATGTGTCGCCGTATTGTCGTTTAGCGGCATCGAACCACTTTGCTTGTGCCTGTGGGTGAATTTGTTTGGTGTATTCAAGATTTTCCTTTGCGGCTGTCTGACCAGAAAACTGACTAACAAGAACTTTCTTTGCTCCACGTCTTGCGTAGGGACTTCCAGTTGCTTCATCAACCATTCCTTTCCCCTCGTACAGAAAACGCCCATAAGGAGCCGCCGCCGCGCATACTTTCCCAGTTCCTTGCAAAGATGTACTCTCAACTCTTGTCCGATTGATAAAATTTCCGGTAATCATTGGCATAAATGGAACCATGCTGTCCATGACCATCCCATCAAGGAGATACTGAGCTTCTTGATACTGCCTGGAGAACCTGTCCATATTCAGCTTTATTTTCATATCTCCATCGACTACGGAGAATCCTTTGAAATGATGAATCTTACTCATATCACTTACCTAGAATCTCAAAATGCGGAATCAGCGTATACGGGCCGCCAACACTGGTAATCTTGAACACGTTATCCTTGTTCTCGTTCATGTACTGATAGAATCCGTTCCGATAATCACCATCAGATACCGTTCCACCAGTCCACTCACCTTCCCAGAAAAACGATTCGTCTGAGAATGTGATAGTGTCTTCCAGAGCGTTGTTAATCTGCCTTTTCCACTCTTTAACTGGCACCCATGGGAGAATCTTGCCGTCTTTATCAGCAATGGTTATATCGCCATTCTGGACAGTATAATGGATGTGTAACTGCGCGTTGTCTGTTGCGTCTGGCCCGTACTTTTTGAGGATTGCCCCTTTGTCCGTAATGAGGTCGACACCGGATAAAACATGAGGATACCAGTACGCATCTCTTGTTGTGGCACTTTCGTAATAGTTGAAAATCGTCACTGTTTTTTCGTACATGATACCCTCTCCTTAATTATTCTTTCTGCACTGTCTGCTTGAGAACCTGATTCACACCAGTAGCCGACAATCCATTAAACATACCGACCGCAACTGCCGTGATGTAATCCGTTGCTGGAAAGTCCGGGATAACTCCCATCCCGACCGCTCCGAGAATCCCGCCAATAACCGCCATGATTACTGGAATCCATTCATCAGAGATTCTTTTTGATGCCTTACAGCCCATACCCACGATGTAGCAGATCATAACGATTGCTATACATGAGCCTAATGTTGAAATGTCCATAATCATACCTCCAAATCAACTTTTTCCATAACTGCCCTTGCTTCCAGAACAGCAATATAATCTGTCATTGCTCTTACCTGCATATTGTAAGTGCTTCTCGGACAAGTAGGAGTAAACGGGAGTTCTCCTTTGTCCCATTTTTCAAGCATATTCGCAAGTTTCTTATATCGAATAACTACCTGCATATACTCTGCCTTAAAGCGTTCCTTGTAATCTGCGCTATTCATCATTTCAACGGTCTGTTTTAATTCCATCATTTCTATCACACTCCTGCATACAATATTGGTATTCCATTATCCGTCCTTACTCCCATTAACAACGGCAAAGCTGTCTTAAGAAGTAAGTCGTTCGTTTTCTGCACATCTCCGGCGGCGGCATACACCGCACTCCATTCCTTTGCACTCGATCCAATCTGCTGAGGTGTGGCATAAGAGATGGATTCACTGCCAGATGATACAGATGTTACAACGCCTGTAGCGCTACCACCGGACCCGATTGTGGTTGATGCTCCACTAGCGGCGGCATTGGCAGCATTCTTTTCAGCAAGCTCAATCTGATACATTAATTCAGCCAATGAACAGACCGCCTTTTTGATGCGTTTCTGTGAGCGTTCATTTGTCGGCAGTCCGTCCACCAGTCTGTCAAATGTCATTGTGTCCACGAAATCACTGGCTCTTTCTGCCAGTCGTGGAAAGTCGGCTTCTGGCACGACATTGCCGAATGATTCTGTATAGAATTTATAATCTGCATACGCCATGCCAGTTACCTCCTAATCGATCATCATTTTGCTGTTACGCTTGCGCTTCCGGCATTCAGTGCTTTGTATGTTCCATCACATTCAACCACTGTGATCTTCTGTCCGGTTGTTGCCTTAACGTCAGCTTTTCCGTCCCAAGAAGTCCAGTTTCTGAGGTTCTGTCCATATCCAACAGTTACTGCGTCTGTTGCAACTTTGTATTTATATACGTTGTTAGCATTTTCCTTAGCCGGATTTACAGTGATTTTCGTATCACCAGTTGCTGTTCCAGCTGCAGATGTTACTGTCAGGGTACCGAGGGTCGGTGTTTCATCAATGGTAATTACTGCGATTGCATCAATGTACTCCGCAAAAAGAGTAAGTCCCATAACTGCGAACGCTTCGGACACTGCTGTGTGGTAGTTACCCTGTGTATGGAATCCGATCAGGTTTGTCTCGCCAGATACGGTATACACCAGACCAGCTCTTGCAAAGTCAGATTCATTCGGGTCAACATAGTAAAGTACGATGTTCTCAACAGGAGTTGCAATAACCTGCCCTCTTGGAATCTCGCTGTCAGATAACAGAAAGATAGTTTTGAATCCCATGAAATCCTTCATGTACTGGAAGCCGAACTGGTTCTGAATAGTAATCTCAGCCGCTCCGAGATATTCATATACGTCCAGAATGTTCACGAATCCAACAACACCAGTCACATTTCTGTGCATCTGTTTGAATTTGTTTTCTACACGGCCTTTGGCCATTGCCAAAGCCATCTGGAATGTTGTTTCTGTGGAAGTAAGTGTACCGGTTTTCAGATAATCATAGAATCTGCCGGTAACATCAGTCTGAAGCTGGAAAAGGAATTCATCATCAGTCATCTGAACGGCGTTCTCATAGCCGTGATCCTTGATTGCTTCGATAGATACAGCCTTTGCGTACTTCTCGATAGTCATTTCCGCATATTTCTTTTCTTTTACAACGAATTTGCTGTAAGGGATTTCCTCGCCCTCACCGACAAGTCCGCTCTGTAAAGTACCCTCTGCGTACTTGGACTTGAGTACAGCACCCGGCTGTTTTTTGATAGGTCTCATGATACCAAGAATATCACGTAAGTGCTGCCAGTTTCTTTCGAATCTGGTAACAAAATCAATCTCACGTGCTGTGACCTGAATATCATTAGTCATAATAAGCTTAGCTTTTGCTGCCATATAAAAATCCTTTCTACCCATAATTGTTAAGGTATTGGGTTAGCGGCTATACTCTGGTGTATAGTCGGTGTAAAAATCACTGGAATAGCTGGATATTCTGAGCAATCGCAGCCTGTCTCTCAGATGGGTCTTTGATCGCTTCGATTTCCTTCTTTGTCATGCTTCCCGGTGTCTGCTGCTGTCCAACATGAGTGGTAAATCTTGCCTGATTCTGCTGAGCTTGCTGCTGAGATTCATCCACGAAAGCGGATGCGTCAGACTGTTTCATCTGCTCAATCAGATCGTTCAGCCCAAGGATTTTGCCGTCTTTCAGCTTAAGACCTGCTTCTTTGATGTCTGCCATGACTGATTTCTTTGCCGCTTCGCTTGAAAATTTAACATCATCGAGTGCTGCTTTCAGAGCATCTGAGAAATCACGGTCATAGATTTTCGCATTGAATTCTTTCTCTGCATCTGCCGCTTTCTGTTTCCAGGTCTCTAACTCGGTCTTAACATTTGCCGGGTCGATACCGTCAAAGCCTTTTAAGGTTTCCTCTGCTGTCTCAGCGCGTTCTTTCCAGTCATCACGTTCTCCCTCGACTTTTGACAGAGTCTTCGCAACTTCTTTTGCATTCTTATAATGCTCAGAGAGTGATTTTTTTACATCTGCCTGCTTGTCCTCCGGGATCTCAATTCCAAATGATTTTAATGTGTCAATAAGTTTCTGCATATATATCCTCCTGGTCGTGTTTATTGACCTGCCGCCGCAGGTAAGTGGATTAA